CATTTAACTAACCAAGGTCTCACTGTATGTGTTGCAAATTCTATAGCTTGGTGTTCAATATTAGTAAACGTAGCTCTTTCCATATCTGCAATCATATGAGGAGGTACTCTAAAGATTCTTGCTATTTCAGTTACTTGAAATTTTCTAGTTTCAATGAATTGAGCATCATTAGGTGGTATACCTATTCTCTCATATTTCATTCCTTCTTCAAGTACTGCAGTTTTTAAACCATTACTAGCACCAGTGTAACTCTTGTTCCAATTTCTTTTTAATCTTTTTTGCGCAGCATCATTTAAAGTTCCTGGGTGAGTAAGAATACCATTAACATTTGCACCATTACCAAAAAAAGCTCCACCAAATTTTTGAGCAGCTAATCCTAAACCAATATTTTCCCTAGCTATAGTTATTGGTGATTTACCCATAATACCATCAGTACTTAAACCCGTTAAGTGTATCATGTTTTTATCAGATACTATTCTTTTGTTTTTTGTATTAGGGTCTGTTATTTCGTAGTATAACCTTTCATCTTTAATATACACTTCAATATCTGAAGGCATTAATAATTTTATAGATACAGGTTTCCCTCTACCATTTCTTTTTATTTCTGCGTATGCATTACCATACAAACATAAATGTGTCTGTAAAGTTTCACGAAAACTATATGAGGTCATTATAGAATTCGGTTCGTTTGAAATTAATTGGTGAACACCGTGTTCATAATCAATAACCTTACCACCATCTGGCAACCTTTTGCAAACATGAATTGGTAAAGAAGCTATCGTTTCTGATAATACTCTAACACAAGCATAAACTGCTGAAAAAGTTAAAGCACTATTCTCATTTACATTTTCACCGCTTACGGTTTGACCACCTAGCAGATTAACTAACCAAGCTGCTGGGTTTGATAACGGAGTGTTTGGATTTTCAACTGACCTCTGTTGTTGACCAAATAATCTATCCCATATTCCCATACCACAAAAATATCTAACAAGTATTTAAGTTGTATGTAAAATAGTTTCATTTTTTTTCAGTTATTTTTTTCCTATAATTTTTGGATACTCTATAGCTATCGTAATTTTTATATTTACGAATCCCAAAGTAATAAGTATGAAGTTGTTCTACTTTTTCATATGCATCTTCATAATTTAATTCCAAACGACAATACTCGTGAAATTTTTTATCAAAACCCTTTTTAGTTAAAAGGTCAGTAATACATTTTGGGTATGGTTCAATTTTCATAACACTAATATATCTTTATCCCCATATTGTGATGGTGTACTTTCATCTGTCATCATTTCACCTAAAGCCATTACTAAAGCAATCATACCATCTATTTTTTCTGTACTTTTACTTTTATTGAATTTTATATTACCCGCTGGGTCTTGTTGTAACTGAATGTTATTACACATCCATCTTAGAACAGGATTTCCACCATGATTTATTTCTTTACTTAAAACCATTTTCTCTAGTTGTTTTGTAGGTGCAGACATACTTGCATAACCTTGACCAAATGGACTCATGTTACATCCATCATCCATTAAATTGTTTACTAACTGACTAGAATTCCAACGGTCAAATGCACATGATTTTATAACAAACTTTCCACCAAGTTCATTTATCTTTGCTCTAATATAATCATAATCCGTAACATTACCAGGAGTGGTTTCTATGTATCCTTGTTTTATCCATGTTAAATATGGAACTTTTGCTTTTTTAGATCTTTCAACTGCAGTTTCTTCTGGAATCCAAAAGTATGGTATTACATTAACTTTACCTTCATTTTCAAAAACTAAAACTAATGCTGTTATATCTTGAACTGATGCTAAATCTAAACCAGCAAAACATTCTTCGTTTAAAAAATCATCTTCAACAATTTTAAAGATATTACATTCATTCCATTTATGGTCACTAATCCATTTACTTTCACTTGTTGTCCATATATTAAGATGTAATCTTTTAAATGTATTTTCATAAGCTGGAATATTTGATGCTTTTTGGCATGCATTTTCTAAATATTCATTTCTTATTATAGAACCAAAACCAGGATTAGCTTTTTCCCAAGTAGCTTCTTTTGTCCAATCATCATCTTCATCAGCTGAATAAATTAAAGGTAAAAATGTTTCGTCCTCTATAACACCTTCTAATAATTGTTTTGCATAACTATGTATTTCATAACAGATACTATTCTTATCATAACCAGCTGTTGTAATTGAAAGTACTAAAGGTTGTGTTCTTGAACCTGTTGATGTTGTCAATACATCCCATAGTTCTCTATTTGGTTGAGTATGAAGTTCGTCAAAAATAATTCCATGAGAATTGAATCCGTGTTTAGTATATGCATCTGCAGATATTGCTTTATATGAATTACCATGTTTTTCTAATGTTATTGAATTTCTAAATACTTTTGCAATTTTCCTAAGTGTTGGATTATTTCCAATCATTTGTTTTGCAATATCAAAAACAATGCCAGCTTGTTGTCTATCACCAGCCGCTGAATATATTTCAGCTCCTAATTCATTATCTGCAAACATTAAATAAAGTCCAATAGCAGCGCATAAATTTGACTTTCCATTTTTTCTAGGTATTTCAATATATGCTGTACGATATTGTCTTAACCCTGTTTTTTTATTTTTCATCCCAAATAGTGGCTTTATAATTTGTTCTTTTTGCCATTCTTCAAGAATAAAAGGTTTCCCTGCTAGCTCACCTTTAACATGAGTTATATATTTCTCTATAAAATTTATAACCCTTTGAGCTGAATCATCATCATAATAATATTTTTCTTCCATAATTTATAAATCAAAAAAATCAATATCTTCTTCACCACCACCAATGCTTGTTCTAGCAGATGGTGTAAAACCAAATTGAACCGCAATCTTATGTGCTTTTGATAATGCATCATTAGCTATTTTTTGTTGAGGTACTGACTGGCTATGTCTTACTTGACCTGCTTCATTATAATAAAATTGAATCCTACCATGTTCTCTCATAAAATTTTCCATCTCTATATATATACTCATCTCATTACAGTATGCTGATAATAAAGGTAAATCCACAGAGTGTAACATTCCTTTATTAAATAATTCTTTAGTAACTACCTTCCAAATTTTTCTTCCCATTTTATCTAATATCTCCGGTGCCTCAGGTAATTTAGAAACTACAGTGGCTGTCATTTCATTTTCTAATTGCCTTGATGGTTTTAGTGTACCTTGAATTTCTTTAAGCTTAGTAGGTTTTGGTTTTGGTCCTGGTTTACTCATTGTTTTATTTTATTAATTATCAATCATTTATAAGTAGAAATCTGGCACTCATAAATTTTCGTA